GCCTACGGCCTGACCGAAGGCTCCGTCTTCGAGTCCGTCGGCTTCCCCAACTACCCCACCCAGCTTCAACTGGAAGGCACTGGCACCGGCTACCAGGTGTTCGGCCCCTACGCCTCTGGCGCGACGCTGAGCATCAACGCCGGCCCCGCTGGCGCGCAGTACGCTGTCGGCATCGCGCCGTTGGTGTTCGGCACGCCGTACCAGGCCACTCCGCAGTCGCTGAACGCCACCGGCACGCTGACCGCTGCGATGATCACGGCAGGCATCGTCACCTCGACGACCGCTGCCGGCGTCACCGCTACGCTGGACACGGGTGCAGTGATGGAAACCGCGATCACCAACATGGCCGTCAACGATTCGTTCGACTGGTCCGTGGTGAACACCGGCCCAAACACGTTCACCGTCACGGCGGCTGCTTCGGGTCACACGGTCTTCAGCAACGGCGCCGTGGCAACCGGCACGGTGGGCCTGTTCCGCACCCGCAAGACTGCGGCCGAGACCTTCGTCACCTACCGCATCGGCTGATCGGCGTGACCTGAAACGCGGGCGGTAGGCGTAGGCCGCCGCCCGCTTTTTTACATCTGGAGAACACCATGCCCATGAAACAAGGCTACGGCAAGAAAACCATGAGCGAGAACATCTCCAAGGAGATGAAGGCCGGCAAGCCGCAGAAGCAGGCAGTGGCGATGGCGATGAGCAACGCCAGGAAGTCCGCCAAGGCCGCTGGCAAGCCCTCCAAGGCCCCGATGAAGCGTGGGTAAGGGGTAGGTAGCGTGAAAGCCTCTAAACCCGGCCTGTACGCGAATATTGCGGCCAAACGCGAGCGGATCAAGGCCGGCAGCGGTGAGCGCATGCGCAAGCCCGGCGCCAAGGGTGCGCCCACGGCAAAGGCGTTCCGCGAGTCTGCCAAGACCGCAAAAAAGGGTAAGTGATGGAATTCCCGCGCTTCGTGTACCTGTCGCCGGGGAATTTCCGTCGCGGCAAGAACACGTACCGTTACCTGTCGGTTCGCTCGTTGGAAGAGCACGACGCCTATCTGGCGCAGGGCTGGTCCACGTCTGCCGATCAGGCCATTGAGCGGGCCAATGCGCCGGCGCCTGCACCAGTCCCTGCGCCTGTTCTGGTGACCGCCGTACCCGAGGACAACGCTCCACCGACTCGGGCCGAGCTGGAGGCCAAGGCAACGGAACTCGGCCTGAAGTTCGACGGCCGCACCAGCAACAGAACGCTGCTGCGCCGCATTACGCAGGCCATTGGGGAGGTCTGAAGTGGGATACAGCAAGCGCCAGTACGTGGAAGCCGCGTTTGCCGAGATCGGCATGGCGGGTTACGTCTTCGATCTGCAACCGCAGGATCTGGAGCAGGCGCTGCGCCGTCTGGATGCGATGATGGCCGAGTGGAACGCCAAGGGCATTCGTCTGGGCTATCCGCTGCCGTCAAGCCCGCAGTTCAGCGACATCACGGCGCAGTCCGAGGTGCCTGACAGCGCCAACGAGGCGATCATCACAAACCTGGGCATCCGGCTGGCTGCCGGGTATGGCAAAGCCATCATGCCGCAGACGATGATGGTGGCCAAGCAGGCGTACAACACGCTGCTGTCGCGGGCCACTGCGCCGATTCCTGCGCAACTGCCGACCACGATGCCTGCGGGCGCTGGAAACAAGCCCTGGCGCGTGTACGACAATCCATTTATTCGGCCGCCAGTGGATCCTGTTGAAGCAGGCCCGGATGGTCTGATCGAACTCTACTGAGGCCGCATCATGCCGCTGATCTACCAACTTCCGCTGCAGACGCAGGTATCAGGCGGCGACCAGTTCGCCGTTTACTCGCCCAACAACGGTGATGCACGACGCCTACCAGTCTCTGCCTTGCTGGCCTACTTCCAGCAGACCTTTGCAGCCCCGACCCTGGCGACGAATATCTATGTGCCCACCACAGGGTTTTCGATCCCGGTTCCCACGCCGGTTGCACAGCAGCAATGGATGCTGCTTCAGCCTGCCGGTACGCTGGCAAGCGGGACAGTGGTTCTGCCACTGAACACGATCACGCCTGACGGCACCGAGGTGCTCGTCACGACATCGCAGCAGATCACGTCGTTTGCGCTGGGGCAAAACGGTGCTCTGGCGCTGTACGGCGACCCGCTGACACTGGCTGCGGATGATTTCTTCCGCATGCGGTTTGTGCAGGCGACGAATAGCTGGTACAGAATCTCATAGGACTTTTGGAGCGTAACGTGGTATAGTGATTCTGAGAAAGGAGTCACTATGCCGCAAAAGCGCGAAATTACAATTTCCGGAGATGTTGCGATGGTTCCACTGACTCGGGGCTTTGTAGCGCAGATCGATGCGTCTGACTTGCATAAGGTCGCCGGGTTTAATTGGTTTGCAGTCGTGCAAAGCTATACTGTCTATGCTGTGCGCCGCGTTTCCGGTGTAAAAGGCAGGGGCAGCAAGATTTCAATGCACCGGCAAATTATTGGTGCCACAAATGACGTTCAGGTAGATCATGTTGACCTGAACGGCCTCAACAATAGACGTGAAAATCTGCGAATCGCAACACCGCAGCAAAATTGCTTTAATAGACGCAAAACAAGGGCCAATACATCTGGTTTCAAAGGCGTTTGCTGGAATAGAAAAAGCAGGAAGTGGCAAGCGGGAATTCGTATTAATGGAAGATCAGTGCATCTTGGTTTGTTTGAAACCATAGATGCAGCATATAATGCGTATTGCCAAGCTGCAAATCAATATCATGGTGAATATGCGAGGGCCGCTTAATGGCTAAGACGCCCGCCTGGACCCGGAAAGAAGGCCAGAACCCGAAGGGCGGGCTCTCGGCGAAGGGCCGTGCATCGGCCAAGGCGCAGGGCATGAATCTGAAGCCGCCTGCGCCGAAACCGAAGACCGAGAAGGACAAGGCTCGGCGCAAGTCGTTTTGCTCGCGGATGCAGGGCATGAAGGACAAGCTGACGAGCGAGAAAACCGCCAAGGACCCGAACTCGCGGATCAACAAGTCGCTGCGGGCGTGGAACTGCTGACCAAGGAACATCGAAATGACCGCAACCTCAATCCAATCGCCATTTCCGATTTTTACTGACATCGACGGCCAGCCGCTGGAGCAGGGCCAGGTGTGGCTTGGCACTGCGGGCAATAACCCGATCTCGTCGCCCATCACGGCGTATTGGGATGCGGCCCTCACCCAAGTTGTCACGCAGCCCGTGACTACGCGCGGCGGCTATCCGCTGAACGGCACTGCCGTGGGGCGGCTGTATGTGAATGCAGACTTCAGCATCCTGGTGCGCAACCGTCGCGGTTACGACGTTCTGTCGGCGCTGAGTGCAACCGAGCGGTTTGACAGCAGCTTGGTTACGTTTGTGCAGGCAGGGCTGGGGGCCGTGACGCGGACGGCTCAGGCGAAGATGCGCGACATTGTGTCGGTCAAGGATTTTGGAGCTGTGGGGGATGGGGTTGCGGTTGATACTGCATTCGTCCAAGCTGCGATTGACGCAATGACAAATGGAGGCACGATCTACTTTCCCAATGGAACGTATAGGTGCGGCCCATTAACTGTCGGCAATGCAAATTTAACCTTGCAGATGGACGCTGGCGCTGTTTTGAGATTTCCGACGCTTGGTTTTGGAATCAAAGCAATCACTATTAACGCAAACAACTTTGCAATTGAAGGCGGGAAGTTACAAGGCCCCGCCGCGTCTGTGTATGTCGGCGATGAAAACGGCATTCACATGATCGGAACTTCAACGTCAGTTAGAAAAACTGGGCTTGAATTACGTAATGTTGAAATTACGCAATTTGGATCAAGTGGAGTTTACGCACAGTTTGTTGATAACATTATTATTAATCAGTGTATTTTTACTTATTGCGGATATGCCGGTGCACTGTTCTTATCGTGCAACAATGGTGTTGTAACAGATAATCAATTTTTGAACATAACTCCCGGCACAAGCGGCAATATGTATGGAATTTCTCTAACTCACAATACGGCTGGGTACAATATCGATCCCAATGCAGGGACTAAGCAGGCGGCAAATCCATTTTGCTGGAATTGGTACATTGGTCAAAATTACGCTGCTTACAATGCGTGGGAGCCAATAGATTGCCACGGCGCTTATGAGGTAACCATTGAGGGCAATCACGTTTATGCCAGTTACGGAGGGATTGCCTGCTCAAGCAGCAGTGGCGATGCTACAAATTACGCGGGCTGGGATAACGCTGTAATCAATAATGTCGTGGATGCAAGAAATCCTGACGGAACTGCTTCAGGTTACGAAAATGACAATTACGGAATCAATCTAAACGGCGGTTCAGTTTTGAATCATAAAAACGTCGTTTGCACCGGAAATATAATTGTTGCTCACGGTGAACTTGGAAACCCTAACAAAGGTGTAATAAACGCGCAACTTGTCACAAACGGACAAATTTGCGACAACACCATACAGAAATGGGGCGGCACAGGCATCAACGTAACGGCCTCTCAACACTTGATTGTTGACGGGAATATCGGCCTTGAACTTGGTGGAGCAGCCGCTGGAGTAGAGCATTTCATTGAAATGGAAGCCGTTACTTCAAACGGCAAAACTTTTAATATAACAAATAATAAGATGAGCGCGAATGGCGGAACCGCTGGACGCGTTGGCATTAGGTCTTCAACAATTACTACATTGCCTTATTTTGAAGGTAATGATTTTACCGCCGCAACTGCTTCAGAGTATTCTTTGCCTGCGAGTTTTCTTGTGATTAGTGAGACGTTGCCTCGTCTCATGGCAACAGTAAACAACGCAGGCACCGGCGAAACTATAAATATCGGCTCAATGTCAAGATACAAAGAGTTTGTCTTGCAAATTGTGTCTAGCAATGCGGCGTCAACAATAACAAATTTAACGAATGGTATTATAGTTCAGCGAGTAACTCTTTATTCTCCCGATCCTACAGCCTGGACGTTTACGCGCAACAACGCTCGTCTTGACGGGTCTGTAAACTTTGTCGCGTCTCAATACGACACGCTGATGCTGATGTTGTTCGGCGCCGAATGGATAGAACTTTCACGCTCCGCTAACGGCTGACCATGACCCCCATACCCGCCCCCCACCTAATCCGCTGGTTCCTCCCCACCCCCTAACCCATGCAAATCCCCATCGTCTCAGGTATCTTCGCCGACACCTCGCCGGATCTGCGCACCAGCTATCCGGTGAACATGCTCGTCGTGCCGATGGCCAGCGGTGCGAGCAGCGTCTATCTGCGGCCTGCGGACGGTGTGGTAGGCAACGGCACGGGGCCGGGGACGGATCGAGGCGGGATCAACTGGAACAACATCTGCTATCGCGTGATGGGTTCCAAGCTCGTCACGGTCAGCAGCACGGGCGCGGTGACGGTGCTGGGTGACGTCGGCAACGACGGCCAGCAGGTCACGATGGACTACAGCTTCGATCTGCTGGGCATTGCGTCCAACAGCAACCTGTTCTTCTGGGATCCTGCCACCAGCACGCTGACGCAGAACACCGACCCGGATCTCGGCACGGTGTTGGACATCGTGTGGGTGGACGGCTACTGGATGACCACGGACGGCGAGTTCCTGGT